ATGGTGTCATTAGTATCTGACTCTTTGGCATAGCCAACTTCTTTACACTGTCAGGCTTAGCCTCAAGAAGGATACGCTCTAGCTTAGAGCCACTAATAGCACCCGCTTGAATAGCGTTCCATTCCTCTTGTGTTATGTCGAACTTGTATCTCTCGGCGCCTGTTCTATTACGCGCATTAGTCAACTGTATCTGCTTATGTTTATCTAGCTCGTCTTTAGGCAGGCCGGGATTTGCCTGGCGGATCTGACCAATGGCGGCCCTTGCATAGACCTGGGCTTGTCTTTCATAAGGCTTATTGCGCTCAGCAAGCTTAAGCTTAGCATTGAGAGACTCTACTTCACTGGAGTAGACTTTCTTTGCACGGGGGTCATATGCAGTGTTCTTAATAGGCAAGGCCTCTTTACGAGTTGCATTTGCCAAGGCCTTTAGCTTATTAGAATGTTCTGCATAGATTCGTTCTACCTGTGTACCAGAAGAGAGAGTATGAGCATCGCCGGTTAATGCCAGCCGCTCATATGGGACTTCTCTTGGTTTGAGTTCGCCCGTCTTCCTATCCCGAGTTTGCTTACCCGTTAATACAAAAACCTTTTTACCTGTGACGGGGTCAATTGGACCACCTTCACGAGCGGGTCTTGGCTTGAACTCGGGACGCCGTTCTGGAGCACGGGCTCTACTAATCAAAGTAGAAGCGCCCAATCCCTTATTACCTTCAGTCTTCTGATACTCCTGTTTCAAAGCCAGAATACCATGATCTTTTTCTGACTGCTTGAAATTAAGTTCATGCTTTTCGGCATCGATAACAACCATGGAATGCTTAACTGCTCGAGCAAGCTCTTCTGGTTTTGCACCACGAAGCGACATGTCCGTAATCAGGTTAGAAATCTTACCCATTTCTTGCTGCTTACGTTGCTTAGTCATTCTCGGAATGGGCGAATCTTTCGGCAACTTATATCGCATCTTATCAAATCCTTTTAGATCTTGCAAAGGATCTGTGGTTTTGATCGATCTACTTCTATTAGGAATAACCAGTACTGTATCGCCATCGAAATCTGCACCCGACAAACGTTCGGCAACAGACTGATGAATACCAACAGCATCGATAACGTTGGGTCCAGTACCGATTAATCTACGCGCTTCACGATTCTTGTTATTCACCGTCAATTCGGGAATTTCAAAAGTTCCCGCATGAGGGTGACGAATAAGCACTACTCGATCACCATCTTTAAAATTCGGCGAATAAATTTCAGTAGGCTTCATCGATGGAACTGGAAGCAAAACCCGATTTACAGTTCCTTTCAAAGATGCAGATTTTAGATCTACAGCAGAAGCATCCGTTTGCTCAGCAAACTGCATAAGCAAATTTCTACGCACAGTTGGGTTTGTAAGGGAATTGATCTCATTATATTCTCTCATCTTATCATCAAACGTTGCATCCAACTGCCGTTGAATAAATGAAGGATCCTGCTTCGACAACATCTGAGAAGAAAGAGCTATAGACCAATTATCCCATTGACCAGCTTCGCCCGATTCAGGCTTTGTCGGGCTGCCAACCATGTTCATTACCGATGTGACTTTGCCTTTTTCATCGGTATGTTGACGAATAATAGATCCAAACGGATTATTTGGATCATCAGATTCGATTTCCTTCATGGCATCTTTCTTCCGGCCAGTATTATCTTTGGCCGTATTGAACAAAACATCTACACCATCAGGAAGCTTATCGTTATAGACGGCCATACCCTTCAAGTAATGAGTACCGTCAACCAAAATACGAACCTGACCGTAGTTGTTCTGTCCTAGAGAAAGATCTTCTTTGCCGGGACGAACATAGATAACGCCATCTTCTTTAGAACCACCATCAGGACCATACCGAATTGCAACTCGCCTCGAGCTGAGTGAAATTGGCGGTTGAGCTGGAATATAAGTTCGACCACCATCTTCCGAATGTTCGCTAATTTGTCGAATTTGAGCTCTGGCTCGTTCAATCTCATTCTTCGTAACGCCTGGCTTAGCCAATACTCGCATAGTCGTAAATTTGTTTTCTTGAGTAATTTGTGGAATATGGATGTTATGAACGGCGTATCCTAGATCTCTTAATGCGCCAACCGCAGTATCGAGCCGATTTCTGGTAATACCAAGCTGATGCTCAACACCTTTACCGGTATCAATCATACCTTTTTCTTCAACTTGCTTTTTAAGCATATTAGCTGTAGTTTGAACAGCACTAGCTTTATCAGCTGCACCAGGAGCACGAAGTGCACGAACGGAAGATTCATTAAGACCCATGCGTCGACCGATTTCCGTATTCGAATATCCAGCATCGGCCATACGATTAACCTGTGTTATCTTAGCTAATCGCTGCTCTTCCGTAGCATTTGACATCTTATAACGAAGTTCAGTTGTTGAACTTAATCCAGCAGCTTTCGCAACCTCTGGTTCCGACATTCCCTCTTTCTTAAGCTTATTAACGAAATCGAGAAAATCTCTATTGTTCTTATCGCCCCATTCTTCATCGCCACCAGATCCCCATGGATAACGACCAGAATGCCGAGGAGTGCCGTAATGCGCAAAATGTGTTTCGTCATAAATGACCATCACGATTCCTCCTCTAATTTTCGATGGGCCAGGATCTTATCGAAATCTTGAATTCTTTCCATAATAAATGCAATATCTTCTGGATCTGCGTCATAGACCACAACTTCATTATCTTGATAGATGCGCAGCTCAATTTTGATCTCGAATGGATTTTTGTCATATTCAAGACAAAAGAGCGCAGCATAAACTTCAAGTTGATGAACTGAACCAGGATATACGCCAGTTTTCAAATCATGAATTCGAAGGGTGTTGTATCGAAACGCGATTGAATCAGCAGTTCCAAAACAATTCTCTGAATAGAAGAGAATTTGTTCTGTATTCATTTTGTACTTAATTGCATCATTAATATACAAACCGATAGTTCCTACAAGCTGTGAAACTCGGCCTGCTTGGATTTCTCTCTGCGCATAGTCATGTTGCATTGTACCATATGCCATGGCTTGCGATGATGTCCAACGCTCAAGTAGTCGATCGGGAGTGTAATTAATCCAATGATAACTACTTGGGCTGAGAAATGCGTGCTCACCTTGGAGATTCAAATGCTTGTTGAAGCGCATTTAAGACTTCCTCTTCATTTTCGGGGAAGATAAATGCAGCAAATGACATTTCATTTAGCTTTTCGACAAAATGAACTTGGTTGGGCTGAGCATAAAATTCGCCACGAGGCTTAACTTCCAATGATGCCCAAAAATCTTTCCAAAGAATAATAAGGTCTGGAACGCCTTGCTGATATATCGGATCATTTTTCAAAACGACACAACCTGGAAACCGAGCTTTAATCTTCTTGATTAGTTTTGCCTGATATTGATTCTCGGTCATTAGTAGACACCCATCAAAGGCAGGTTAGTAAACGCGCCAAGCTGCGCCTGCGTGTAATTCTTGAAGATCGCAGCTTCAGTCTGCGTTGTACTTACCACACCGCCGCTGCGGAAGTGCAAACCGGCACCCATGTTCAGGTTTCCAGCCTGACCCGGACGACCACGTGCAGTCGGTGCGGTACCCGAAAAGTTACTGTGCGCTCCAACCAGATATACAATTCCCGGCTGAAGTGTGATGTTTCCGCCAGCAGTACCATTCCATGCTGACGAGCGATAGCCCGCAGCGTTGTACAGCGGTCCCTGACTAGTCGTGTTTCGCAGCAACGTGGCTGATCCATCAGCGTTATATTGCCACAATCCCGCACCAGCATAGGCAATCTGAGCCTGACCTACATCAATCCAGATCCAGAAACCAGTACAAACACAGGTTTTCGGAACCGTAATGCAACCCATCGCGAGTCGCTGTGCAGACAGAGGATGTACCGCAGCGTTATCTATTTGTGTTGGATCAAGTGTTGAAGCTAGAGGTAAGTTCGTCGCGCCTAGATTCCTCAACGCTTCGTAAATAGCGAAATCTGTACCAACTTGCAAAAGTTGCTGATACGCCGAACCATTATAGACTTCGGGATTGCCATACGTATCGTTAAAATGCAATTCACCTATAGAAGGACTAGCCGGACGTCCCGCCGTCGTAAACCGAGACAAGATTACCGATGAATCACAAAACCCAGAAACCTGAACCGCACTACGAGGAGCATACCCATCTTTATCCTTGGCGCGAACTTCAAGATAATATTGAACACCCGGAACAATCGGAATATTGGACAAAGTTGGGTCTGTACGAATAAAATATTCATTACCTCTGGTTGTACCACAAAGTGTGCCTGAACCTGGAGTAAATCCAGCTGTTCGACTCATATGCACTTCGTATGTGATTTCATCAGCATTCGATATAGGAGTCCATTGAGCTAGAATCCAACCAGGACCGGGTAGAAAACCACAATTTGGAGAAGCTGCGGTCGGAGCAGCACCATCTGTATCGAGAGTGATGATCTTTGCTTCGACATCTTCTGCCAAATGTTGCGTATCGAGAGGGCCGATACGAGTATCACCTTTTACCGGATAGCGGAAACCATAACGTGTAGTAGTAGCCATTAAAGTTTCTCCTCGAGAGCTTTAATTCGAGCTTCTTGATTCTTGACTACTTCAAGAAGAGCTACTGCAAGAAGATCATATCGAAGACCGTCTGGTTCATCTTCGAACCATACAACAATTTCAGGAAGATGCTCTAAAACTTCCTCTGCAATCAAACCGTATGCATTTACTTCACTATCATCTTTTCTATCATATGCAACCGGTCGGAGTGCTAAAACTTTTTGAGGATCAACCCGATGACTTCGAATATTCTTCTTGTATTTACGAGAAGAAACATTTCGTCCAAATCGGTTACCGTTATCCATCCAGACGGCAAAGAATCCACCGCCGGAGACAGAACGAGAATAGGTATTGTTACTTGGACCACGAGTATAGTTTGAAATATTAACGCCTTCATCAGCAGCATTACACTTATTAGCTTGTTTGGTATCGATTTCACCTTGCGTATAATAACGACTGTCGTGATCGTGTGCTGATGGTGGAAATGTTGATGGCTTACCTGTAATCGCTGTCCAAGCATGAGTATGTCCTAAATGCGAATATGTATCCTCTGCCCATCCTCTACTAGCTGCATGAGAATCCAAAGCCGGATCTGGAATCGACAGATAACCGGTCATCGTATCGCCCGCTTTATGTACAAGCAACGACTCATCAGCAGCTGGACCGGTTGGACCAGTTGGACCTGGAGGGCCAGTAACATTACCAGCATCGGTCCACTTGGAAAGACTGTTATTCGGATTAGGGCCATTGTAAACCCACAAATGACCAGTATCCGTTGTGATATAACCCGAACCTATTGTTGGCAGAAGCGATGTAAGGTTACTTGATGACGCAACGTTACCAGCAATAGAAACTGACTGACCAGGTACACCTTGAGGTCCAATAGGTCCTGCAGGGCCTGTGGGACCAGTTGGTCCTGCTGGTCCTCCGGGATCGCCGGTATCACCTTTCGGACCAGTAGCTCCAGTCGCTCCAGTTGGTCCAGTAGAGCCTGTAGGTCCTGAAGGTCCTGTGAGGCCTGTTGGTCCAATAGCACCTGTATCTCCGGTTGCACCTTTATCTCCCTGATCTCCCTTAACTCCCTGAGCTCCAGTAGGACCCGCTGGACCAACGGCACCAGTAGCTCCCGTTTCTCCCGTAGCACCGTTAATGCTAGTAAGAGCGATATTAGGTGCAAGCACGCCAGTGGAAAGATCGATCGAAGCTCCAGAATTCTGATAAGCTTTGATCTGAACGATATCGCCTACGGTGAAATATACAAGATCAGACAGAATGGCCGTGAGTTGTGGTGAACCACCTTCAATAACAAATGTCCAAGCTCCTGCAGCCATCTTCGCTACACCATTGTAGTAAAGTGCTGCAGCTACAACCTCAGAAAGCCATTCATAATCAAGACCCTCAACATGATACGATATCTGTGCATTTACGTTATACCAACCGGTGGCTGGAACAACAATCGTGTTTCCTGAATGCATGGTATCAGGATCACGTTCAATAGTAGGAAACGCAACTTGTGTCCACGCACTATCAGGAATGCTTTGTCCTGTGGTTGGGCTGCCTGAAATCCTACAGCCCCAAACC